ATTATTACAAAGCTGATAGCTGAAAATAATGAAGTATTTATCTACAGATCGTTAGACGAGGGAATTCAAATTTTAAGGAATTATTTAGAATGATAATTTTTTTACTAACACTAATCTTAATTTTTAGTATTTTAATCATACTGATATTAAGTAACGTTCTACAACTTTGCAAAGCTATATTAGCTTTACAGTTAAACAACGCTAAAAACGATAGAGAAAGGGTGCTAAATTGAAAAGAAAATTTAGGAGTATACAGATAGAAGGATTCTATAGAGAATCCGAGAAGAATCCTTATAGAGATTTATTAGCTTCTATACTGCAAAGAGCAATACTAGATTACTACATGTCTATAGACATAACAGGTCGGATTGTATTTAAAACTGAAAGAGATATAGATAAATGGGCAACTAAGGGCTTTCACAATCGGCTACATAGTTATTTCTTTTCAGAGTCAAATCCCGATCAATTTGGTAGCCTATCTTTTATTGCACATCACTTACACGACGATGCTGACAGTTTTATAAGTAGCGTCAGAAAGCTACTAGCAGACAATCCATCAAGTATTCCTGATAGCGTGCATACTTTGTTGTGGGGAAAAGTTCGCTATACAAAAAATAACCCCTTGAATGAGAATACTTGACTAGTGGATAATCATGATAGGAATGGAGTCTATAAAATTTAGATCAATTGGCGAAGTCATTGGTTACTATCTTCGCTGTAATCCTGCAAGAGCTAGAACGTACAACATTTTTGAGCCAGATAAGTCAAAAAGACGACCGGGCAAAAGCCTCAACGAGAAACCGAACGGCGAAATAGAGTTTGGCGATCATCCAGAGGACATGTATGCAGCAGTTACTTTAGCGCTTAAAAGAGCTAAGAATTTATATAAAGATGATCGGGCATGGAAAGGATTCGAATTATTAATGCTGCAAAAAGAAGATTCGCAAGGTAATACATTTTTATCAGTAGAAGAAGTAGCTCAAAAATACGGAATACCAACATCTACATTTTATCGCCATCTAAAAGAAATCAGCGATACTATTAGAGGGAATCTAGCTAGATTAGGATACATGCAAAAAGATGAAACTAAAGAAGTTGCATAAAATTCCTCTATAGCGATCGTACTAATGCAACAAAGTTTATAAACATTTAATATTATTCACTAAAGCAAAATATATATGCAACAATCGATGCAACTTTTGAGCAATGGGCGCTAGAGGACCAAAGAAGAAACTTACACAAGAAAAGTTTCGTGAAATCTGTAATATGATGGCCGAAGGCCGTACACTAACAGCTATTTTAAAAAGTACAGGAATAGTTTCTAGACCTGCATTCTACGGGTGGCTATGGTCGCAGCCGCAAGAAACTCTTAACATGTACGAGCGAGCGCGAGAGGCGTTAGCAGACGCATGGGGTGATAGTATTATAGAAATAGCAGACGACGGCAGTAACGACACATATATAGACGACGACGGAGACACAAGAACGAACTGGGATGTAGTTAATCGCTCAAAGCTAAGAGTCGATACCCGTAAATGGTTAATGTCTAAATTGAATCGAAAGAGATACGGCGATCAGGGAGAAGCGGACAACACAACACAGCGCAAACCAGAACAAATAACTATCGTGATAGCAGACAAGCCAAAAGACTGAATTTCAACAAAAACTAAATGAATTTGGAAGTCTCATGGTGGGTAGGTGCCGCTATGTTAGACCGAGAAACCTTTCAGTTTGGAGTAACTGCAGGATTAGGCGCAGGTAAAACGCATGGTATGTGCCAATGGCATCACCATCGAGTGAGATTGAACGCAAAAAGCCGCTTTTCTGCATACCTTGAACCTACGTATCAAAAGATACATGACGCGGCTATTCCAACGTATGAGAAGGTTTTAGCCGAGTACGGGATGCGGCGAGGGTTTGATTATAAGGTACTAAAGAGTCCATATCCAAAAATTGTATATTTGGATTCTGAAGTAAAACACGAGGTGCATTTTATATCTGCAGAAAACCCAGACAAGATTGTAGCTGTAGAATATTCTCACGCGACAAAAGATGAAAGGGGCATAGTTTCAAAAGAAGCTAGCCAGAACCTAGACTCTAGAGTTAGAGATTCATTTGCTATAGTTCGCCAAATCATGAACGGTGGGGCACCCCAAGGAATTAACGATTTTGCTGATCAATTCAATAGTGATGAGCAAAGCGGCTGGAATAAGTCGGTATCAAGAGATCATACATTTACTCAAGTAGTGGATGGTCACTCGATCCAGCGTAGAAGATTTATAGTAAGAACACAGGATAATAAACACTTGCCGCAAGGGTATGTTGCCCAACTAACAGCAATTTATGGATATAATCCTAAGTTGCTTCAGAGTTATTTGTACGGTCTTTTCTGTGATTTCACGGAAGGACAAGCGTATTGTAATTATTTACCGCCAAAGCATGATATTGAAGATGTTGAGCCAGACACGACTTTAGACATTCACCTATCCTTTGACTTTAATGCAAATCCTCTAGCGTGGGGCGCATTTCAGTGTCGGCTATTTTGGGAATACTCAAAGAGAGTGTATCGATACGTTCTAACTCATGAAGCTAATAGCAATAACGGGAACATCGACGAGGCTTGTATAGAATTTGCTCTGAAGCATCCCGTAGCTAAATTTGCTAACACACCGATCTACATATACGGCGATTCTTCAGGGCATGCGGCAAGTCATAAAATCCGAGGTTCTGATTATGATATGGTGAGAAAGTACCTACATGAAATAGGGTACAAAAAAATTGAGATAAGAGCGGCGCGGTCAAATCCGTTAGAAACAGAATCAGTAGAGGCAGCACAAAGAGCATTTTTAAGCAATGTTCTTAATATCTGTAAGCGCTGTGTGATGACACGTAAAAGTTTAGTAGCGACAACATGGAAACAAGGCACTAGAAAGCTAGATAAGCCTTCAGGTGAAACGTGGACACATCACGGTGACATGCTCAAATATTTTGCTTATCAAGTTTTAAACGACTTCGCTGGAAAACCTAGCGCTAAAGTCTATGGCGTAAATTGAAATACTTTAATCATCCAGAATATAATACTTTAGCAAGTCAGTGGATAGTGATCCGTGATTTATATGAAGGTTATCACGAAAGACTTATCGATCCTTCGTACTTATGGCCGCACGTCATAGAACTGACTAAAGACGGGCAAAAATTGCGAAGTATTAGGGAACTGCGCACACGGTACACAAACTTAATAGAGCCAGTAATATCAGCTTATATAGCTATTGCGTTTCAGCATGAACCAGATATTTCAGAGGTTGAAAGCCTTCTAGATGTCAATGACATAGATGGTCGCGGAACAAGTTTAGTCGATTTTATAAAAGACTGTATAGCAAGAGACTATTTTCTGTACGGTAAAGTATATTTGCTTACTGATTCTTTCCAAGAGCAGCCTGATAGAGCTTTCTGGGAGTGTATACACCCTCTAGCTGTAAAAGATTGGACTCTACCCGCAGTAGGAACAGGTTATAAAGCTTTGAGATACGAATATCAGCAGGAAGATGTACGCGAAACATTAAGTGTAGAAGGTAAGCTATCAGAATACTCTAAGGAATATCAAATACAAGATAATTTAGTAAATGTAATTATAGCCAAAAGAAATAGTCAAGGCGAATGGACAGTAACTAACACGGTTACTCTAAAACTTGATAGAATACCAATTGCATCAACATTTAACGGCGAGTCATGGGTAAAAGACGCTACACAGGAGGCGCTAAGACATTACAACTTGCAAAGCTCTAGAGATAATATTCTTAATCACCAGGGTTATCAGCGATCTTATGTTGCGGGTGACATAGACGAGGCTGGTGCGAAAATGATAGGTGAATATACAATAGGGATTTTACCAGAAAATGCAAATCTGTTTACTGTAGATGCGGTTAATACGGCAAGCATTGAGCAGGCACTTGCAGCGAGTGAATCAAATGTATATAGGATTGCATTTAATTTACAGCGAGTTATGCCGGGTGATTCTAAGACTGCAGAATCAGACTCAACGCTTAGGGAGCGAAAACAGGAACTATTAAAGCTTATTAAATCTTCTATTTCAGCACTAGAATCGGTTATAAATAACGGTGTGCAACATTACGCACGGTTTATGCAAAAGAACAATTTTGATGGTAAAGTTCATCTATCAAAAGACGTTCAAATTGACGATATAATGGAACTAATCGCACAATTTCCAATTGCAAAGCCATATATCGATAAGTCACCTACTTGGAATAGAGCTATAGCCAAGAAAATATTGCGTAGTCATAGGTTGCCGGAAGAGCAAGAAATTCAAAAAGAATTGAATACTCTAGAATATGAAATAGAACAGCCTAAAGAAGCTTCTTATGATAGGCTTTTATCATTGGTTAAATAATGCCAAATGACAACGGCAGCGCATTCGTAAAACAAACTATACGGGCGCGGCAGTCTGATATAGATTCATTTGTTAAGAGTCTTGAAAAGATATTACAGCGCTCACTAAGCGGTATAGTCAGGGATGTCAAAGAAAGCCAAACAGCAGCCGCTGCAGCTAATTTATTGCTAAGAGTTACGGATCTTTTAAAAGAAGCGGGACTACATAAAGAGATTGCGAAAATTAATCGGTTATATGGTGCTGAATTAGAAGCGGTTAAAAAGTATTTTAGTACTTATTTAGATGCAAATAACATTTTTACAAATGCTGACAATCAACTAGTAGAAGCATTAATTAATTTAGAAGTAAAGCGTACTACTACAGTAATTCAGCAGCATGTTGACGATGTGAATTCAGTCATTATGTCGCAAATATTAACCGGCAAGAAAGCAGTAATTTTGAAAGAGAGTGACGACTTGATAGGTTCGGCAGTAGAAAGAGTAGCAGGAGTAGTAAGAACAGAGTTAAACACTACTATAAGCGGATTCGCTTCAAGTTTAAATGCACACAAAGCCAAAGACTTAGGATTGAACTTGTTTGAATATTTAGGTCCCGACGACAAATTAACAAGACCATTTTGCAACAGGGTTTTAAGTAAAGATCCTGCTATCTATCAACGTTCGGAAATTGAGAAACTAAGTAACGGTCAAGGCTTGCCGGTGTTGATATATGGCGGCGGGTACAATTGTCGGCATCAATGGCGAGCAATCAGTGAAGATCTAGCTAAAAGATTAGGTTATGACGCTTAAAGTTACAAATAATTTAGACTTCAAACGATTAACTACGGAAATGCAAGCAAATCTAGCAAATGAGTTAGGGACTGCTTTAGCAGACGAGACACGCAACATTGTCAAGCGAACTCAAGCAGGGCAAACAATAGACGGCACATCTATGAAACCGTACACACGAGAGTATGCAGCTTTTAAAGGCGGAACAGGACGTTCAAAGAGAACAGGAAAGACTAAGAGATTTTACAACTCAGTTAGTAAGAGCACAAAGCCAGATCTAACATTTTCTGGTCAAATGCTAAGAGCAATTACTTTTACGATTCTGAATCTAGGAAACAAAATTCAGGGAAAGATTTTTTTCACATCGGCAGATGTCGAGGCACGTGCGCAAGCTAATAACATAGCGCGTCCGTTTTTTGGATTATCTACCGAGCAACAAAAACGAATAAGCGAACGAATGAATAGGGCATTAAAAGCATGAGCGAAGACGCAACAAAACCAACACCAGCAGACACAAAGCCACAGACTGACACGACAGGACAGCAAATGTCGGAGGCATCGAAAATTCAGCTATTACTGAACTCGGCGCAAAGAGATGCAGACGCCGTGCGAGAGAAGTATAACAACGCCGAAGCGGAGCGCAAAGATTTAGAGATAAGACTTAAGGAAGCTAATAAAAAGCTTGATACTGTTAGAAAAGAGAGAGCAATAGCAAAGCCAGAGGATTTAGAAGCGTGGCAGAGTGAAGAACAAAAAAAGATTAGAAGCGAACTTGCTGGAGAAATTCAGAAGCGTGACGACGAACTAAATAAACTAAAAAGCCAAATAAGAGAGCTTACAGTAGTAAGTTCAGTAGTTGCATTAGCACGTGATAAATTTAACGACGATGTAATTGAAGACATCAAAGACCGTGCTAGGCGGTTTTGTGATGTAAACGAGGCCGGAGAAATTATCGTTAAAGATGAGCAAGGAAGGCCAAGATATTCAAAAGCAAATGTTTCTAAGCTCATGACAGGAGAAGAATTCTTAACAGAACTTGCAGAGCTAAGACCATCATGGGCTAAGGCTCAAGTAGTACCAGGTACAAAATCAGGATCAATTACAAGGGCAGTGAACGGTGTAGTAGCTGGACTACCTGCAGGCTTTGAGGGGTGGCAAAAACCTCAACAGCGCGAATGGTTCTCGAAGAACCCGGAAGCAGCAAGGGCATATATTGCAAAGAGCAGTATATAACACCCCAAAAAACAGATTTTGAAATAGAGGGCCATTCGGCTCTTTTTTCTTTTTAAGACTAATATGGCAAATGAAACATTATATTCCAGCGCAGTAGTGCTAGCAGCGGCAGTAGAGGCGCAAATAGCGCCAATGTTTACCGCAGCGGCATTCATGCCTAAGCTGGTTGCTGCTTATGCAGTAGGCACACCAAACACAAATGCGAAAAAACTCCCAAAATCTGGGACTATAACAGCGTCGGTAGTTGCTGAAGCTGCAGCCGCAACACCCCAAACGTTAACTGATACTTCAGTTACATTGACTCTACAAAAGGCTGTAGTTGTCACAAAACCAACAGCGGAGGCTTTAAAATTCACAGTTGCAACTACACCAGAAAGACATGCCGCATTAGCAGCGCAAGCATGTGCTAAAAAATTTGATGTAGATGCATTAGCGCTAGCTTCAGGATTTTCGCAAGTTGTAGACTCTACTACATCACTTACTGTAGCGAAGCTGCAAGAAGCCGCGTATACAGTGAGGTTGGGTGATATACCAACGGACACACTAGCCGCTGTACTGCATTATAAACAAGCGTACCAGTTAGGGAATGATATAAGAGCAGCTACAGGAACATTCTTTAGTAATCCAAACTTTAACCCAGGCGGGGCTACAGACGCAGCACAGTCATTAGGGTTTGTCACTAACTTGTTTGGTGTCAATGTGTATCAAACTAGCAACACACTAGTTGATACCGCGCCTACACCAGACGATAATGTTGGCTTAGTGTTTGCACCACAATATGCAATTGCAGCCTTATACCCAGAGGGTAATACACCAGGGTTTGAGGTTGAGATTGACGGATCTGTAGGATTCCTAGAATCTGTCAAACACATTAAAACTACAATGTGGTATCAGGTAGCGGAATATGTTGATACAGCAGGCTGTAGATTGATATCAGAAATCTAGGTTTTTACATATCGGATGAGAGAAGCGGTTTCTCTCATCCGTCTTAACTAAAGGACAATAATGTCAATTAATAAACATAAAAACGAAAGCAAGCCATATATTAAGTTTTTAGCAAAGCATAAAAGCTTGAATAATAAAGGAGATTTTGACGAATCAGACCAAATAGTACTTATTCCTTTAGACACTTCATTTGGTACGCTTGATCATATTCAGCGATACGCAGGTAAAGAGGGTTGGGTTTATCACTCTCATGCTAACCTTGATCCTAATAATGAAGAACATACAAAAATAGTAGGCTTTATTAATGCTATTAAAGGTGCATCTGGTGCATATAGAGCCGCAGAAGGCATAAAAGCCAAACTAGAGAAAAAGCAAAGAGAAGTTGACGCCAATGGTTAACGACAATAAAAAGAGAGAAGCATTTGAATGGTTGGTTAAGCAATCTAAAGAAACAGCTAACAAGCTAGGAAATGATACTAGTGAAACTAAAATTAGAGAGCATTGCAAAGAAATTGCAGAGCGCGGCGAACGCAATTATGAACAAAACAAACACAAGATCAAAAGATGAATAAAGCAATTGTAAAAAACGAACATAGGGAACTTTTCGCAGCAGGTAAATTAGAAGAGATTCCACAGGATGCTTTAGCAATACTGCAAGAGCAGAAAAAACAAACACAGAAATCAAATGGAAATAACGAAAGCGAGGTACTTGTACGGAAGAGCAAACACTCATCAGATAACGCTGCTTGATGGGAACGGCGCAGAAATAACGCCAAGTAGTGATGCACCGAGTATCTATTTATTTTCGTCGCAACCTACATTATCGATTGCAGCGGCGGGTACTGGAGCGGTTCAAGGTCCTATAACCAGTTGGAGCGGCTCGGGTGCTACTAGAACATTTACAATTGCTGCAGTTACAGACTCTCAACCTACATCTACAACAAGATTTAAAGATTACTGGTTAGGTGTTAATTTTAAGCTTACAAGCGGCGGCAGTACAACAACACTAATAGAAGAAATATATTTTGAAAGAGCAGTTACACAAAATCCAGCTCTAGTTTTAAAGGCAGCAGACGCAAAAGAAATTTACCCTGCTATAGCTAGTTATCTATCAGATGCACAAATTAATAATTACCTAATAGGTGCTCTAGATGATTTAAAAACCGATTTAGAAGCAAAGGGTATAGAATGGATCACCGTTCAAAACACAAACCGCTTTAAACGCGCAGCAATATTTAGAGCAATTGCAGACGCTTCGCTTGGGCAAATGCAGAATCAAAATGATAAATTTCAGGAACGATATAAACTTTATTCGGCTAAGTACGACGCTCAAATGTCTGCAATACAGGCAGTAGTTGACGAAGACTTAGACGGCGCACCAGAAGCAATAGTTAAAGCAAAGCCAAATTATTACATAACTTACAGATGACAACTTCTTCATACATTCGCGATAAGTGGAAAACCTTGGTGCTTGAGGACGCTACTATAGTAGCATTATGTCCTAACTCCTATACATTTCCTATTGTAATTGCTAGCGAGACTGAAGCGGCTAGATTAAGGGATGCAAATTTTAAAATTAATTATATATCACTTGTAGTATCTAGATCACAAAAACTACAGATTTGTAATCAAGCGCTACAGACATTTAATGTGCGCATTGAGCATGCACGTGCACTAACGCCAGGCGAGGAACAAACAGATTATCAAACACTAATACAAACTATAGAGGCACTAGAAGACAAAGCAGTTAGTGCGCTTAGTAATAACTGGAATGGTACGGTAGATTATTGGCAAGCAGCACAAGATCCGCCATCAGTTGAAGTCGTTACAATAGACGGGGTGCAATGTATACGCACGACAGTAACGCACAAAGGATTTAAAAACGTGGCGCTTTCATAGTTGAAGGCTGAACGAGAGTAAATAAAATGGCAGCAATTTCAGGACTAAATACAAATGCAGCGATCAACGTCGCTACCACATTCGGAACTGGTGCAGCAGTCGGCGCAGGGGATAAGATAGCCGCCGAAATAACACCAAATTTCAATGTAGAAGAAATATTAGCGCGGGCAATAGGAACCGGTGCACACTTACCTAGTGATATCTATGCAGGCATAACTAAGCCAACGATATCGCTAACAGGTGATGTAGGTTACAGAAACAACTTTGACACTCTAGTAGCACTACTACTTGGGACTTCCGGCGTACCTACTGAAGTGACAGGAGGCCAAGGAGATTACAAGCATACTATTACATGGAATACTACACACCCTGCTAAATATGCTACCTTTGCATTTGAATCATCTAGCACCACAGTACTAGAGGGTACGTCGTGTGCAATGCGCTCATTAACTGTATCCGTGGATTCTGTACCGGGGATACTTCAGTATCAAGCCGAGCTATTATGTAATGAGATAAAAATAACGTCGACAACAAATAATAATGCAGCGATACAAGCAGCAACTATTACACATTCAGAGCTAACCGCGCATGATTTTACGGATTTCTTTCGCATAAATACAAGCAGTGGCGGTGCTCTTAGTGGTTCAGATAATCTATCAATTACAGGGTGGACGCTTAATATTACTAGACCTATAGATTTTATAGGTGAAATAAAGGGATCTTCTGGTAATGGAGCACCGATAATGTCAGGCGATCCCGAGGTTACTTTATCAGTAACACTAAAACAGTTAGACGATCACACATACCACACGGCTTTTAATGCAGCTACTCAATATAAATGTTATTTGGATGTGGAAGGGACGCAAATAGGAACAGGTACTAACAGAACTGTTAGAGCTTACATTCCAAAAATGCAACTACTGAAAGAGCCAGTATATGCAGCAACAGAAACAGGCATGAATCCAGTCACACTAGAATTTAGAGCGCTAAAAGCCTCTTCTAATCCTACTGGGTTTAGCAGTACTTACCCATATTTCGAGATAACAAACACTTTATCAACATCATTGTTGGCTTAATAATGAAATTAACGAGGAACCTAATTGTAGAGCTGGACGGCGCTAAATTCCATTTTAGAAAGCCGGATTTACGAACCATTTTAGACCTTAAAAAGAAAGGCTTAGACGGTTCTGATTATCTAGTCTCAGTGCTTGAATCATGCGTTAAGGTAGAAGGCGTATGGGATGAGGACGGCAATGCGGTTCCTGTTGAGCACATTAATCAGCTTAGATTAACGCAAGACGTTATTGCAAAGTTATTAGAAGCATATAACAGAGCAATGTCAGAGCTATTAAATGGTGGGGAAGAGACTCAGGAAAAAAAAGAAACAGCGAGCGCTTAAGACGATTGCTAAAATATAGACTTTGGCAACCAGGGCTAAGGTGTTCGCTTTGCTATGAGCGCGCAGAAACAGCCGGAAAGCAACCAGCGTGCAGAACTCCTAGAGGTTGTGAAATTGAGGACATAGCACCAGATATAGAACTCAATAATATACTTGATACATATCTGAGAGCGCGCTCATTAGACGCGCCGGGCATGGCGAA